TCTATGTCTGTAATTTCTCCAAGGTTTTGTCCACCTGGTAGTGTAGTAATATCTGTACCTCTACCACCTTCTCTACTTGGTAACCAAAAATCTTCTAACATTGACATATAGTTTCTGTCATCTCTGATCTCACCTGTAGCTGCGTCATAGACAAGTTTGTTTCTATATCTTGCCATAACATCTCTTAGATATTGTTCAGCTTTTACTTTTGGTAAATTACCTACATCTATTTTAAATATTCTTCTCTCAGGCGCTCTTGCAATTCTGTAAATAACAGCTGCGTCTTCAATCATTCTTAATTGATTTACAGGTTTAATTGCCTTATGTAAATATGATAAAACTATATTTTTGTTTTGATCTATTAAACCAGAAGGACAAAATGCTATTGTGTCTGGTGCTATTTTAATTCCTGATCCTGATGTTTGACCAGCAACGCCTTTTTCATTGAACATATAATATTCAACAAACTCATCTACTACAGCAAGCATATTAGGACCTGCACCTTCAGGTCTTTTCTTTCTTACTTCTCTAATCTTTTTGATTTTACGAGGGTCGATATATTTTAATTCTGTAATTCCTTTTTTAGGAGAATTTCTGTCAATAATTTTTTGATAGTATATTCTACCATCAACGTACCATCTTCTAAAGATATCGTGCCCCTTAGTATTAAAATTCATTAAATTTAATACTTCTTGGAATTCGTCTTCTACTTTTCTTCGTACTTCATCACCGTAAGGTAAGTTATCAACATTTACCTTAACAGCTTCTTTTAATTCATTAGCCACAACTGCTTCATTGACAATATCTTCGATTGCCATGTCGCACTCGGGGTGTAATGCTATTTCTCTATATCTTCTTATAAGATCCGCTTCACTCTTAGCCGTACCCTCCATGTCCAGGTACGAACCAAAATAACCCCCAGCGGCGACGGTTTGTGTACCGTCATCCGCTTGGGTTGTAGTAAAGCTTTGTTTTGGATCGGCTTGTTTCTTAGCCCTAGTTATAGAAAATCCAAATAATTCAGCCATAATTTAATTACCTCTGTATATACTTATACTACTTTTTAGGTAGTAGTTGTTGCTTCAAAGTATTGATAACTAAATGTAACACCAAATTCTTCAATAGTGTCCACTTGGTCATAACTCAATTCAATCGCAGCTATGTCTATTGGGAACAGACCTCTAAGAGTATAACTCTTAGTAGTATTTCCGTTCCTGTCTAAATGGTCAACAAATGCGTCAACTTGGTAATCAACTGGATTAGTTAATCCCTCATTGTCTGACATATTGTTAATACCATTCTGCCATCTTTCAAATGCGTTTCTTAATTTGAAATTTGTATCATTGATAACTGTAACTGACCAATCAGCAAATGTTCTATCACCTGCTATTTTGATCTGTCTACCTCTGAAAGGTACGTTTACGTTAGCAATTGTCATAGCAGGAATAGATGTAGCTCTGCATAAAAATGCTAAGTCTTCTATTTCACCACCAACTTGCGAGTAACCAGGAAAAGGCATTGTTACCTTAAACTGATTGGCTCTTGAGCCACCGCCAGCAAGTTTAGCTTTAAAATCGTTAATATTCGGCATAGTATTTCTCCTTTATTAACCCGCTACTTCGTCAAAACTGACGCCGGTTCTTGTTGCTACAAATGATAATGTGATAAAGTTGATACTTCTTGCAGGTTTCACAAAGATTTCTGCAATAAATTCATTTCTATCAATAACATCACCTGTATTGTTAGTTTCATCACAAACTACTAAAAAGTCTGTAATACCTCTTCGACCTTGTACTTCTCTTAGGAAAGGTTCTACAATGTTTCTAAAGTTTGCTCTTGTGAATTCATCGTTGAACTCAAACAATTGAAATTTAGAAGCAGTTGATATTGCTTTCTGTAAAGTAATAAAAAGTCTTCTTACATTGATTCTATCAAAAGCACTTGGACTTGAAAGAGCAGTTTTATCTCCAAACAATACAGTACCTTGTCCTGGGAATGTTGCCACAGGATTTACTCTTGCTTGATATAAATCATCTCTTTGTGTTTTTGTAGGATTGTATGCAAGTTTCACAGCGCCTCTGATAACACCTCTGTTAAATCCAGCAGGTGAGAACCATGAGTCTGCAACTAGATCAGTTCTTGCAGCTAATCCAGCAATGTCACCGTTTAATGGTACATATCTATACACATCATTGTATCTGTCGTACATATATTTGTAACCACTATCAAATACAGCATATGATGATGATCTGATTGTGTCAAAAAATGCAACTACATTATTTGTTTGTGTATTAGAGTTTGTAACATTAACTACATCTGCTCTCTCTGGAGAACAGAATACAACAGCGTCTTTTCTGTTTTCTGCAATAGTAATTAAGTTGTCTAAGTGAGTTGAGTCACCCTTTGTAGCAATAATCAAACCAACGTCAATAGTTTCTGCGTCTGCAAATTTTTCAAAAGCAGATTTCATTTGACCGTTAGTTACAGCTGAACCGTTTGCACCAGCAGTTAGTGATTCTAACGTAGGAGTTTTAACGTCTGTGAAAGTTAATCCAGCAGCTGCTGTTCCCCAGTTAGTACCAGCTGAATTGTGATCCATCCAGTAGATGTTGTTTGATTTATTGTATATTACGTTAGGGTAATAGTTGTCATCACCTTGTGGAGTTTTAGCGTCTGAAGCTTTAGATACTTTTGAGTAAGTTTCTAAAATTTCTCCAGGTACACCTGTAATTCCACCGTCTTCGTCAACAACGACAATGTGCATTTCATCGTTACTACCGCTTCTTGTAGAAGCATAAGTCGATGTTCCTGGCGCACCATCAACAGCGTCAAAATATCTCCAACGTCTTTTGATTCTTGCGTTATCGGCAACAACTCTTTTTAAACCGCCAGTACCTCTTGGATGTTGAACAATTGTAATTACGTTTGTACCTGTATTTAAAGCAGTTACTCTGTAAAGTTCGCCATCATCAAAGTCTGTTGTAGCTGCTGTTGTACTAAATTGAATAACATCACCAACATTGATTACGTTATTTGCTAAGTCAACATCATCTACAGTAACAGTTGTATCTCCGACTGCACCGGCTGATGCTACTGAGTTTCCTACTGCTAGTTCTTGTGAGTATGCTGTCGCACTCGGACAAGTTGATATTAATAGATTGTTTCCCCATGCACCACCAGTACGAGCAGCGAAGTTTCCTGCACTATTTGTACCTGACGCATAGTTATTTGTGTAGTCGTCTGTGTTCTTAATTAAAATACCAGTTCCACCTGTAGTTGCGTTTACAACTCCAGTATTCTGTGCTCGTACTACTCTAAGAGCGTTTGAGTATTGTAAAAAGTTTGCAGCTGAAAAAAAGTATTCAAAGTTAACTGAATCTGGTTTTCCGAACGTGCTTACTAATTCTTGTTCACTCGAAATAGTAACTACTTCATCAACTGGTCCTTGGTTAAACTGTCCAGCGACAGCACCAATAGAAGTTGACACAGCAGGTATTATTCTTGTTACGTCTTTTTCTTGTACGAGAACACCTGGTGATACTTGAAATGCCATAGGTTTATCTCCTTTAATTAGCTAATTTGTCAAAAATCGTAAGTTTTCTTACGCCCATATTTAAAACATTCATCTAGTGATATTTATAATACATTAAAACTAGAGTTTTTTGGTCATACCATCGTGCCACACTTTTATGTTCCATGGTTTCCATTGTGCATATTGTTTATCATTATCTCTTAATCCTAAGTTTCTTATTGTCAATTCGTCTTCATTTATACTATAATTTAGTATGTTATCAAAATTTTTGTCGTCTAGTTTATCTGCCATCTCTTTTGCATAATTCCAAAATGGAGTATCAAATTTAGAACCAAAAGCATAGTGATAGAGTATAAAGTTTTGTACATCATTAATATATGATCGCACCTTTTCTGTCGTTTGTTGAGATGTAAAATTTTTATTAATAATCCAATCATATGTCATTCTATTCCATGCGTCATAAGTAGCCACAGAGGTAGATTCTAATGGTTCTAAAAAGAACAACTTATTACCTTGCATAATAACTCTATCATCTATAATAGGTGTTTTGCAAATATATTGATGAAAAGGAAAACTTTCTCTTACACTATCTATATTAAATTGATCTTTAAAGTTTTTTTCAGCTTGTTCTCTTGTAGTTATATTAGAGTTGTACATATAACCTAAAGATACTTGATCGTGTAAAGGTATATAAAATGCCCAACCATCAGGTGTAGCACACGCTCTGGTCCACATTGTTTCATCTTCAACTTTATTAATATTAGAACATATAACAGCATTTAAAGGATTCATTAAAGTATCGTAATTAGTTTTATCCGTAGGCCAACCTCTACAATCAAATATGTAATCAGAATCTATATTATCATAGTTAATAACATTTTCATCTTTTACTTTGACATCAAACAAACCCTTACTATTATTAATAATATAGTCTTGTACTTGTTTCGTATCGTAATGTAAAGCATATGTGCCTAAGGGAAAACCATGAAATAGTTTGTCATTATATTTTCCCCAACCTTCAAACAATGTGCCTGCTTTTAAAGTTGCCTTTAAATCATTTTGATTATTATATAAGTTTGAACCTAATGCTTCCCATAAAAAATGAGGCAAATGAGGTATTGTAGCCTGACCTACAACTAATGTAGGTTTTTTACTATCATGTATTAATTCAACTTCTACATTTTCATTATTAATCTTTGTATAGTAAGCATAATGTAATGCTGTTAAACAACCTGCGTTACCTCTACCTAATACTGTAATCTTCATTATAATCCTTTTCTCACAACAGGATGCCAAACTGTTCCGTATTCATCAACAGTTTCTTTTGTCATCTCATCATTATTAATACCATCGTCAACAAAACCAAATGGTGCCATATCTTGTTCTATTAGAGCTGCTTGTTCTTCATATAATTGATTTCTAATATTAGAGTTAGATAAATCTTTGAAGTATTGTTGATTAGATAACCAACCAAATATAACTAAACACATCATCAAGTCATCATTTGTACCTTCTTCAGCCATCCAACTACTACCTCTCCTAGAAAAAGTTGACATCTCTTCAATTAATTGAAAATCATTAATAACCATTTTATCAGATTCAATTAATGTTTTTACATTCTGACAGCCGACTGATTTAACTTGTTTAGTCATACGAACACCTAATGATGTACCTCTACCACTAAACATAGCACCTAATATTTGACCTGCACGTCCCTTTTGAGTTGTCATTAAAACATTTTCATATTCTAATTCCATGTGTAAAATATCTGCAACTTGTTGACCTAAATCATTTACTTCACAAAGTAAGTGTGCTGAGTTATAACCTTTACATACTTGTTGAATAACACTTGGAAAAACATGAGGTTTTATTTCATTATTTTTATATGTTGCAACAACCCTATATGGTATTTGTGTAATATCAAAAACTACAAATGCTGAATAATCTCTATTTGTACCTCTAGCTACGTCAACGGTACAAGCATATAATTTTCCTTTATCAGGTTTCTCAAACATTTGTAAACCATTTTTACTTTCAATAGGTGGTATGTGTGCTGTTGTTTTAATTTTAGCAGGTGAGATTAAAGTATCTACAGAACCTAAAAACTCACATTCAAACTCTTGTTGGAATTGTTCTTCACTTGTGTTTCTTATAGTGGTTTCTTTCCACTTTTCATCTCGGCCAGGTACCTCTGACCAATGTACTTCGATAGGCACATAATCATTTTGTTTATTGATTG